ATGGGTATAGAAAAGCCCTTAGTTGCTTCCGGCTTGATGCTGGCAACCTTGACTTCGAAAGTTGAATGATGTTGATTCCCGGCGGCAATATCCTGGGCATGGCCCTACGTGTCATCAACCCCCAGGGCGTTGCGTGGCAGCGTTGGACCGGGCGTACACGCAACGACGGCGGGTCATACGTCAACGCCTACGCGGCAACCGCGAACATTACGGGCAGCTTCCAACCGATTGACCGCAAAGCATATGTAGCCCTGGGCCTTGACCTGTCAAAGAACTACGCTACCTTCCACACCCCGGCGGCGGTTCAGACAGTTGCGCGCGACACGTCGGGCGATTTGCTGACCTATGGCGGCAAGCTGTACCAAGTCGAATCGAAACAAGATTGGTCCTTGCAGGATGGATGGTCCGCGTATACGTGCGTGGAAGTGGGGACGGTATGACCGACAGCGACATTAACAAATTGATAGTTGCCCAGCTTGACGCCCGCATGCCGGTGGAACCGGGCTTGTCCGGTCTTGTCGGGCTGACCGTTGCACAAAACTTTCAGCCCCGCCAGCAAGGACAGGACGACGGCCCTTGCATCTATTTTGTGAAGCTGTTCGATAAACGCGTAGGGTCGGTCGGAACGAAGGATACGTTTGTTGCACCCGTTGACCCGGACCCCGTGGGGACGATGCGTCATACCGAAGTGCAAGTTTATGAAACGCACTATCAGTTTATGGCGCTGATTCCCCAGGACCCCGCAGACGTTGACCGTCTGACAGAAAGCGACGCGTTAAATTTGGTTGCTGGTATCATCGCTAGCGATGCATGCCGCGCGGCGCTGCAAGCCGCAGGGCTAGGAATTCTTCGGGTGATGGACGTTCGGAACCCGTATTTTCAGGACGATAAAGACCGGTTCGCCGCGTCACCGTCGTTTGACGTGGTGTTTACCCACAAGCGTGAACGGGAAGACGTGGCCCCGGTGCTGGTGAAGTATGACGCAAATGTAAGTCGGGTTTAACTTTTTTAGGAGTATGCAAAATGGCAATTTCATTCAAGCGGTATATTGACATCACGTCAGGCGTCGGGGGCGGGGCTGGGGTCCGCGTGCGTGACCTGATTTTGCGGCTGTTCACGACAAACGAAAAAGTCCCAGCGGCTACCGTCGTTGAAATGGACACGCTTACCGACGTGGCGTCATACTTCGGCACCGCATCCGCCGAATACCTGCGGGCCGTATTTTACTTCGGCTTCATTTCGAAGAACATCACGGCCGCGCGCAAAATCAGCTTCAGCCGCTGGGCCAACGCGCAGACATCTGCAAAGATTTTCGGCAAGACCGGCGCGGCACCGTTGGCAAGTCTTACCCCCATCACCACGGGTAGTTTCAAACTGACCCTGGGCGCGTATACGCAAGACGTGACCGGCATTGACCTGTCCGGCGCGGCTTCCATGGCGGCCGTTGCGACCGCGATTGACGCGAAAATTTCCGCCGTCGTTGCTGGCGGTGCGGCCTGGACCGGCGTAGCGGTGACGTATGACGCGCCGTCCAATTCGTTCAACCTGACTTCCGGCGCTGCGGGCGTCGGCGCGGTCAACGTGCAAGCCGCTGCAACCGGCGTTCCCCTGGCTTCGTTGCTGGGTTGGGGCGTGGGCGCCGTCTTTAGCCCCGGCGTTGAAGACGAAGAACCCGTAGATTCGTTTATTGACAGCGTGGAAGCGTCAAACAATTTCGGAACCTTCGCGTTTATCCCGACCCTGACGCAAGACCAAATCACCGCCGTAGCTGCGCAAAATGACAGCTACAACGTGATGTTCCACTACACCATCGGTTTCGATGTCGATACGGAAGCGGCCACGCTGTACGCGGCCCTTGCGGGCTATAGCGGCGTGTCTTGGACCTACGCGCCCATTGCCACGGAATACCCCGAACTGTTGCCCGCCGCCATCCTGGCAGCGACCGACTACGCGAAGCGCAACAGCACGCAGAACTACATGTTCCAGCAAGCCACGTTGTCTCCCAGCGTGTCCACCAACAACGGCGCGGACGTGTTTGACGACAACCGCGCGAACTACTACGGCCGCACGCAAACCGCCGGGCAGTTTATCGACTTCTACCAACGTGGCGTCATGGGCGGCCTTGCAACGGACCCCGTGGACATGAATGTTTACGCAAATGAAATGTGGCTGAAGGACGCAGCGGGCGCGCAATTGATGTCCTTGCTGCTGTCGCTGGCGAAGGTGTCCGCGAACACGCAAGGCCGCGCGCAGTTGCTGGCGGTGTTGCAGTCGGTGATTGAAACCGCGCTGTTCAACGGGACAATCAGCCTGGGCAAGCCGTTGACCATCATTCAAAAACTGTACATCGGCAACATGACCGGCGATGACAACGCATGGCAACAGGTGTTCCGCCTGGGCTACTGGCTCGACATCCAAGTTTCGTCATACGTCACGACTGACGGCCGCACCGAATGGAAAGCGACCTACATCCTTATCTATTCGAAGGATGACGCAATCCGCAAGGTTGAAGGTTCCCACGTCCTTATCTAACGCAAACCCCCGTAACTTTTTGGAGTAATACAAATGAACGATATTTCAGGCTTCGGCCTTAAAGTCCGGCTGGTGGCGTCGGAAACCTTCCCTTCGGGGATTGACCTTACGCAGTTCGCTGACGACGCAGACCCCTTCGAAATGCCATCAATGCAAATCCGTGATACGGGCATGGGCCTGAACGGGGACCTTGTGGCATGGTCCAAGGCGACCCCCGCGAAAGCGTCCTTGTCGCTGGTTCCGAACAGCGAAGACGATGTGAACATGGCCGTCCTGTTCGAAGCAAACCGCGTCGGCAAGGGCAAGCAAGGGGCGCGGGATACCATCACGCTGACCGTTGTTTACCCGGACGGCAGTACGTGGACCGGCACCGAAGGCGTGATTACGGACGGCATGCCCGGCCGTGGCGTTGCCAGCGCAGGCCGCCTGAAAACGAACACGTACCAATTCGCGTTCGAAAACTTGAACCGCGCGTAAGGGGTCAACAATGAGCATTCTTCTTAAACCCAAAGAAGTGAAGCTATCCGACGCGGATGGCATCGAACGCACCTACATGGTGTCCCGTTTGCCCGCCGTGGCTGGTCGGGAAATCGTCACGCAGTACCCGCTTTCGGCAATGCCGAAGGTCGGGGACTACGCCGTAAACGAAGGCATGATGCTTAAGTTGATGGCGTATGTTGCTGTGGTCAAGGACGACGGCACCGAGCTACGGCTTACAACGCGTGTCCTGATTGACAACCACGTGTCCGACTGGGAAGTCCTGGCAAAACTTGAGATGGCCATGATGGAGCACAACGTAAGTTTTTTCAGGAACGGGCGGGCCTTGAATTTCTTCGAAGCTATCGCCCGAAAGGCACAGCCGTGGATTTCCCAAATGTTGACGGACTTATCGGGGCAGTTGTCGCCGAAGGGAAAGCAACCCTGAACGAACTACGGACCGTGTATGACCTAGAAGACCTTCTAGACTTGTACGAAGTTATAGTAACCGGCCGCTATAACGAATATTTGGCAATGGAACAGGCGAAGCAAAACAGGTAATACGCAATGTCAATTCTCGATACCTTTTTTATTCTGTTCGATTCGGACGCTTCCAAGCTGAATAAAGGTCTTGACGAAACGGACCGCCGCGCGAAGAAGACAACCCAGGAAATCAAATCCCTAGACGACGCCGCCTACAAAATGGGGCAGTCGTTTGGGAACTCGCTTAAGCAATTGGGCGGGGCTTTGCTGGCGGGTCTGACGTTGCGGGCCATGTCCGCCGCCTTGATGGAAGCAACCGACAAGGCGGACAGCCTGGGCGAAGCAACCGGCCGCCTGGGGCTGGAAATTGAAGCGGTCAGCGCCTGGGGGGACATCATCAAAAAGAACGGGGGCAGCGTCGAAGGCTTCATAGGAAGTATCGACGGGCTGAACAACGTTTTGTCCATGATGGAAGTTACCGGCAAGTCCCGTGCAGCCCCCTTCCTTAAAGAACTGGGCATAGACTTGGATAACGTGGCGTACAAGGGTAAAGGGGCAATGGAATTGCTATTGCCGATTGCTGAAGCAATGGAAGGCATGGACAAACAAAAGTCGTCCGCCATTGGCCGTAAGCTGGGCCTTGACCCCGCCACAATCTACACGCTTCAGTCCGGCCGCAAAGCGGTGGAAGAACTCATTGCGAAAGAAAAAGAGTTGGGTGTTATCACCAAACAGCAAGCCGAAATCGCGGGCAAGTTCAACGACCAAATAGACGACATGCACCACGCTTTCCGGTCGCTGTGGTTAACAGTCGGCCAATCGGTCTTGCCCGTTCTGACGTGGCTTGCTGAAAAGTTTCAAAATGTCGCGCTGTTCATGCGCAAGCATTCCGATTTTATCGTGGGCTTGATGATTGCGCTAGGTGCTGCAATCCTGTACTTCGTCATACCGCCTTTGTTTACCATGGCGGCGGCGGTCTTGATTGCCTTTGCGCCGTTCCTGATTGCGGGCGCTATCGTGGCCGCGCTTGCCGCCGCGTTCGCGTTGCTGTATGACGACGTGATGAACTTTCTTGACGGCAACGATTCGTTGATAGGTCAAATGCTGGAAAAATGGCCGATGCTGGGTGAAGCCATCAACGCAATTATCGACATCGTGAAGGGGCTGGGGTCCGCCGTGGCGTGGACCTTTGAAACGATGGTCAGTGTTTTACAAATCGCCTGGGACGTGTGGTCAAGAGGCATCATGACCGTACTTGAATTTACCGGGCATATGGGGGCGTTGCGGCTTATCGCGTCTGCCATCGGCGCGGCGTTTTCCGGCATGGGGTCGATACTGGGCGCGGTGTGGGACGGCCTGTCCGCGAAGGTCCGGGCCTTCCTGGCGCTGGTGTCGTCCGCCATCAACCTAGTTAAAGGCGTTGCCGGGGCCATTACCGGGGCGCTGGGCGGTGCAAAAGTGGCCCTGGGTATCTCTACCCCTGTTGCGGAAGGCGTGGCCGCTGGGCGGGCCACCTTGGGGGCTGCTGCGGCAAGCCCAATTAACGCCGCAGGGGGTGCCAGCAACCGCAGTACATCCGTAACGGTCGGGAAGGTTGACGTTTACACCCAGGCGACCGACGCCGCCGGTATTAGCAAGGCCATAGGGGGCACCATGGAAACACAAATGCGGCAAGCTGCGAACAGCTATGACGACGGGGTAGCCGCGTAATGGCCGCGACCGACACCCAAACCCCGACCGCAGCAATTGACGTTGTGTGCGTGTTGGACGAAGCCTTAGCCCAGGTCTTCGAAAAAGCGCGGCCGATGAAAGCCGAAGTCAAGGAAGAATCCAAGACGATGGAACACCCGTTGGAAACGGGGTCAACTATCACGGACCATCGTATTATTTTGCCGGTCGTTGTCGAACTGTCCATGTTGCTAGCGACCGAAGACTACGCGGCCACCTACAACCAAATCAAAGACCTGTTTTTGCGGGCCGAATTGCTGACCGTGCAAACGCGGGTCGGTACGTTTACTTCAATGCTGATTGAAAAGATGCCGCACGACGAAAGCGCGGACATGCAAGACGCGTGCATGCTGGCCTTGACGTTGAAGGAAGCCAAGTTTGTTTCCCCGCAATTCTCTACGCTGAAGGTAGCCAGCCCGCGCGACAGCAACACGGCGAAGCGTGGCGAACAGCAACCCAAATCAACCCCGCCCGCAACCCAGCGTAGCGGGTCCATCCTGTCGGGGGTATTCCGGTGATTGATGTATCAATTCAGGCGTTGCCGAATCAATCG